TCCACCACTTCTAAACTTTTTACCTTTGTCAGCTTCCATAAAGTCTTCTCCAACAGACCTAGGTATGCCAACCTTCTTGGCAAACTTTGGGTTATTAGCCACAGCTGCCATTAAATTATGTTGTTTTTTTGAAACACTAGGCATTTATTTTCCCCTGAATAAGCTGGTCAATTTTGCTTTCAAGTTTATTAAAGCGTTGGTCAATATGCTGCATAATGCGGTCAACTTCTGCATTAGTAACGTTATCACGAGCTACCTCCTCACGAGTTTTATTCAATAAAATACTAATCCGCTGAAGCTCAGAGGCTTTTTCTTTAGCCCAAAATCCTATAATTCCCATAACAATAGATAACCCTATATTCCAGAACCATAGGTAGATGCTGTCATTCATACCATCTTCCCTTTGGTTTTTCCACGAATCTCACAGCCACCGCCCCGAACAGAACCGCCTTCTTTACAGTTCCATGCACGCAGTGATTTGTTGATCCTTGAGTTTGGATCATTCGCTGTTTTAGATGATGTCAATTTCTTTTTCATACCCTTCATGCGGGCGCAGAAAGAATCACGGCGTGAGCCACCTTCTGGTTTGAGTCCAGGCTTACCAGGGTTAGCTGCGTTATACGATGCACGCCCTTTAGCGTTTAGTCCACCTTCAGGATTCTTTCCTTCTTTCCGTTGCCATGCAGGAGTCTTAGCCATTATGCAACATCCTTTTTTGAATCGACTGGGCGAAGCATTGGATAGAGGTAGTCTTCTCCAAATGAGCCTTCAAACTCAGTAATGCCCATATGATTTAACTTGATTGTGGGATCAATCCAGACTTCATATCCATGTGCAGTAGCACGGTCGCAGAACGTATAGTCTTCGCCAACGTATCCTTCTGGGGTAGATTTAAAGTCAAAGAATGAATAGCAAAACTTGTCAGGATGTCCGTTCTCTACTCGGTCATCATGGTATTTCCACTCAGGATGTTTGTCTCTGAGTGTCTCAAACACTTCTCTACGGATCAACATAAACGCCGTAGCAATCCGTTTAGCCTTTACCAATCCATAGGCGTTCATATAGATACCGCCATCGGCATCCTGCTCTAATGTAGAAATGTAGGTCTTTTGCTTTTTACGGGCTACAGGAACCCCACCTACAATCCCCTTTTTGGGGTCGGTATTCCAAGCCATCAAGCGGAAGATGTCTTCTGCTTGGAAGTTAATATCAGAGTCAATAAACATTAAATCCGTGAAGTCCTTAGCAATCAGGTTACGTACACGGGAAACAACAGAGCATCCAGAGATATTGCAGATCTGAATTTGGACTCCATGCTTAGGAGCTTCTACGCAAAACTGGGCTAATGAAATAGCCAGCTTCACAGAAACTTTAAAGTCATAGGCAGGAAGACCTAACATAATCTTCCTACCAGCTAGACTAAAAGAACCTTGTGCTTGTACTGGTTCTGTCATTTTTTATCCGTAAAAGACAACTACAGAAGCTGTATTACTTACAGTGCCGTGCAGATTGGTTTCAACCAGAATGCCTTCGCCTGGAATAATGACGCTATACGCACCAGCGTTTGCTACGGCTGGTGTATTCAAAGTCAAAAGAACATCGCCACCGCTACCGCCATCTCTAAATACGACTGATCCAGCAGTTGATCCTGGCACAACATAGAGCGCTTTCATGCGGATACGCCCTAAATTAGCAGGAGTACCAGCATTATTAGTTACTTGCCCAGTCGAAGTTAACGGTGCTGAGGCTTGTACATCAGTTTGCATCGCCATAATTAATCTCCAAAAAGTTAAAGAGGACTAGGGAAAACCCTAGCCCGCTAGATTAATTATTGAACGTGGTTTGGAATTGCCCACCGTCAGAGTTACGAACTGAATACTGAATTACCAAAGTACCAGCGCCAGCGCTTAGTGTAGCTGGGGTAAAGGTAACGATTGCATCCGTAGAACCAACGTTAGACCATGTAGCCATTTGAGCAGCAGTGCCGTTCAAGGAAAGAACGCCAGCAGTACCAGTAGTAATCGTGGCAGAAGCTGCGGCAGTACCGTTAATTAAAACGGTCACAGTTCCAGACGAACCAGAAGTAAAGGTGGTGGTCTGAAGAATAAAGACTTCAGTAATCAAAGCACCAGCAGGTAATACAGCCACTTGAGTAGCAGCGGTAGTATTAAAGGCTACGGTAGCGTTTTGAGTTACATTGGTGCAACCAGTGTTGCGGATAGTACCAGCAGTAGTGCCAGTGGTATTTTTAACAGTCCCTAATAACCAAGGACCTAGGTGTGTAGCGAAACCCATGAGGTTCTCCTTATATGCACATAACCCCATATCATCGGTGCATCGTCCCCTAGGCGGGCTGATATGGACAAATTAGTCCTAGTCTTAAAAAGAATCTTACTACAAATAAAACAAAAAGGGGAGTTTTTAGCTCCCCTTTTTTAGACACATTAAGCGCCTTGTGAACCCCACATACCGAGGGGATCAGACCAGCCGAAGCTGTAACGCTCACGAGACTTGTAACGGACGTTACCAGTATCGAAATCGCCGTCCATTGAGTTGCTCAAAGGAGTACGAACGAAATGCTTCATACCGTTTGGAACGTCAGTGGTCAGGAAGTAAGCATTTGGATCGGTCAGATAGTTATTAACTGTATAACCTTCTGGGATCGAACCATTGTTTACTAAAGCGTTGATATCGTTGTCAGTTGTACCAACACGCAATTGGGTTTCGAGCAAACGAGTTGCAACGAACTGTAATGCGGGTGGAACAATTAACTTACGTGGTTTTGCAGCGATTAACAAACTACGCTCGTCTGTCCAAGCAGCGATTTGAATAACGGCAGCTTCCAAGGAAGTTTCGTTCAAATCAGCAGCGGTAGACTGAGTATTGCTGTTAGTACCACCAGAAACCAATGGATGCGAAGTAGAGAACAGAGGTACACCGTCACCACCGTAATACTGGGCGGAGTTGGTGAAACCGTTGTTCAACACGGCAGCGGCTTTAACCTGTTTGGTATAAGCCATTGCACGAGCCAAAGCCTTGGTATAACGAGCAGATAAGCTGTCATACAAGTTGTCCTCGATTGCCTCTTCCGTTAGGGAGAAGCCGAGAGCGATGGTTTCATGGTTGTAGCGAGCTGTGAATGCCTCTTGTGCATTGTCATAAGCGATGGCAGAGCCTTCGTTTTTGACTGGTGCAGCAGAGAATCCAGACAGCTTGGTTTCTTCTTCGAACGAACGCTCAGAGGTCTCTGTTTCATAGATCTCTTTGTGTTGTTCACCGTAAGTTGCATACTCCAAACCGAACAAAGCGTTCAAGCCAGGGAGCAACTCTTTAAGTAGTTGGGCACGAGAAATAGCCATTTAATTGCTCCTTAAGCTGCTGTTGCGACAGGGGTTGCACTGTAATAGGTATGTACGCCAAAGTTGAACTTGACGATTACCTCAGTGAAAGAACCAGACGCATTAACGGTCTCTGGAACACCCGCAATAATGCGGAATGGCAGAGTCGTTACTGAATCGCTGGTAGCGTTACGTACACCTTCGTTTGAGTCACCAGTCGTTGTAGAACCAGCGGTGGTAAAGATACCAACGTTGTTACCTACATCAGTCTGGGTCAAGCCGCCAATAGCGGTTGAAGATGAAAGAACTGCCACTTTAAAGAGAGTGTCAGGATCATCACAAACATAAGCAGTAATATCCGAAGCAACAGTGCTTGCAGGATAGTATTGCTGTTGAAGGAGCTGCTTGGTACTTGGATTAGTAAAAGTACAGCCCAAGAAAATACCAACAGCATCGGTCGCAGAATCAGTGGTAGAAACACGGCTCAAAGTACCACCTGTGTTCAGACGCACGACATCACCATAAAAAATGGAAGTGCCAGAACCTGAAGCGATGGGAATTTGACGAGTTGCACCAGCAAATACCTGACCACCGATCAAATTGATCGGTCTAAACCCATAGGGTCCGTCTACGGTAGGATAAGCCATTTAAAACTCCTAAATTAAAAATTAACCTTTTCCAAAACTCACCGTGGATTTTTTCTCATTAAAGAGAGGCATCCTTGGGTCATTCTGGCGCATAAGATTATTGTCTACAGCATCCATTTGGCTTTCGGCTTGAACTCGGTAATGTGAATTACGTTGGTCAACGAACTCCTCAGGAGTCTTGCATAACAATAAACCGCCAATCTCAATGTTGTCCTTAAAACGACTATTGGGATCAACTAGCAGTGAGAACTTCGGTTGTTCCTCTATTCTTACAGGCTCCCATCCTTCTCTGAGTTTGGCAGAGAGATTGCGGGGGTCCGCAGTTCCTAAAG